CTGAGGAATACTACGTGACGAGAATGTCAAACCGTCTTGATATACGACACTCAACGAAGTCCAATCGATAAAGTTATCAGTGCTTTGAATCTCTAAACTTGGGTTGAAAAGCGTACCTAATTGTTCTACTAACTCTAACTTTTGCTGATAGTTAGTAGTCCAGAAGTCAACTTGAATACGCAATGTATAAGGCACTGGCATCAACTTCTCAACAGTGAAGGCCTGCCCCTGTGTAGTGTCATAAGACTGTGTTTCAGGATTGTATGTACGTTGTCTAATGTTTTGCTTTTCAACGAAGTACGGCTCTTGTGTGCGTCTCTGATCGTATTCTAAACCGTTGATGAAATAAGTTATCAGAGGAGCAGAAGGCATGTTACTAGCAGAGTTGTTGGCTATGATAGTAGATGCTTGTCTACTTGCATCACCATACATGATTGGTACTCTAACTAAGATTGGGTTGCCGTTAGGATCGTTACCTTTGGTAACATACCAATTGCTGAAAATTTTTGCAAACTGTAACAAGAATCTGCGTATCTGATTGTCGTAAAAATACTGTGCCATAAATTACTCTTCTGGTGGAATAGGATCAGGTGCCAACTGCAACATCGATGATAGAGGTTGTGCTGACGGAACTTCAGTCCCTTCATTATTTACAAAGATTTCATCTTGGTTATTAATAAATCCTGATTGCAATGATGTATCTCCAGCAGTGTAACCTGTATCTGTTCTGACATTCTCACCTACTCTTAACCACAATTGCCCGTCCCATCTGAACAAGACGTTTGGTGTATAGTCTATACGTAAGAAGTAGTCGCCTACTTGCGGGTCTTGAGGGAACGCTAAGCCTGCACCAGTTGGTAAACCGTTTGGTGCAGCCCCCTCGCCTGTCAAGTACCCTGTTGTATAACCGAAATCTCTTGGTGTTGATCTTGCAATATACTGGAATCTAGGATCACAGTCTGCACGATAGTTCATTGTGTTAGGACCATAGGGTTCTGTACCTGTGAATCCTGCCGCAGTTGGGTCTTGGTCTGCCGTTGCATAAGTGTTATCAGCAGTACCGTATGGTCCTATAACAGGACCAGCAATTTGAACAGAAAGTATCTTTGTACCTTCTAATGCCCCTGATCCCGACTTCATCATCTCAGGTGCTTCAGTTAATATCTGTAAGTTGGCTTGTACGAACTTATCGATAATATTTTCTAGATCAATCTTGCCGCCCAATCTCTGTTGAATAGCATTCATTGTTTCTTTAGATACTTTGATACCTGAAGAAGAATATTTGTATTGACTGCTACGCATTGTGATAACTTGACCAGTACTAGTCAAAGCAGAGTTGCCGGGCATCCAGCTACGAATATCGACAGGCGGTGCAGGTTGATTTAATTTATTAGACAGAACGCCATTGGCTTCCCAGAGTCCATATCCAGGAACAACATACAAATCTGTTGTGTCGTAACCTGCTTTTGGTAGAATGCGTTTTGCTTCTTCTAAGTTCTTGTCGTTGATTTCTAAATTCTTATTGTAACGACCTAGAATATCTTTTAGTGAATCAGTTGTGTCTAATTTCCAATATGGATCAGGATCTGTTGCTCCTGGTATTGTACCAGCGGGTACTTCTTGTAATGAGATATAATTTTTATCACCGTATGAAACTACATAGCCCGGTGGGTAAACTTTTAGTTTGTCCCAATCACCTAGATAGTTGTCTTTGTTGACTGGCTCTTTGAGAATGTTACTGAATTCTTGGCTATCAACTAGAGGCTCGCACTTGATGCGCCATAGATGCGGGAACCAAGTTTGGCTAAAACCTTCACTTGCATAGTTCGTATCTGTGATCTGGTAAAAGCGTTTCAGTGCTGTAGGGAACGTTTCATTCAATGGGTTGTAGTCCATTAAGTGAGGTAGTTCTAAAACGTCCCCAACCATTAATTTTCTGCCTATAACATCTATCATATCATTGTAATGAACAGTGACAAAGATAGTATCATTACTTAAGAATAACCCAAACTGACTTAGATCGAAATCTAAGTTTTGGACATTGTAATGACCTCTTAAACGATAGATATCCTTAGCATACTTACGATCTCTGTTTTCCAGAAATAACAAGTCTTGGATATTTAATGGATCCAGCTTATCATATTGGGGTTGAGTAAAGTCTGCTGAAGGCCCGTTGTCTTGGGGACCCAGATACTTGTGGATATATAGGTCGGTGCCCCCTACCGTTAATTGTTCAGAGATAGTTCTGTCCAAAAAACGATAGTCGTTTTGCTTTTCGGGTCTGTATAATGATAGTCTTGGCATATATATATTTATCGTAGGGCTTCCCGTGCTTTAATTTGGGTAAAATAGGCCTTGCAATTTTTTTTCGTATCGCTTACAATACGCTATAAGTAGTTTCTATCTTACTATCACTCGGAGAAAAAATGGCAAAGCGCAAAGTCAAAGTCAGTCGTAAACGTGCGAGTATGCGTGATCCTGATGCGTTGAACCTTACTATGGAAGACATCCAATGGTACGGAGATGAACCCGATTTCCGTGAAGATACTATTACGGACGAAAACCGCAACTCTAAATTGGGCAATGCACTAAACTGGTACAGTAAAATCTTTGATCAAAAGATGACGAAAAACTACGTGTCTCAATGGCTACATGCTAATGATCGGGTAGAAGACGCAAAGTTGTTGTCGAAAGTACCTGATACCCATATTACTCAAACCGTAGGGGCAATGTGTCGGCTAGCTCAATATCGGGGCTGGCCCCTCTCAGAAAAAGAAATTAACTTCATCAATGATAAAGTAATGACCCCTGTAAATCGCTGGTATGAAGAAAATAAAAAAGATGAAGAAGCATTAGATACAGAAAAAGAAAAGAAGCCAGAACGCAAGTCTGTTCAAGACATAATGCGTGAGCGCACACATGAAGTTGGTGGAGAGATTGATGGTCTGATTGATGAGTTTATCTATAATCTCAAAGCCAAATCTGGGGTAGATCATTCATCTGAAGTTATCAAGCTATTGAATGATCAAAATATCTTACCACAACATACAAGTATTTTGGTAAACTATTACGAAAAAGAGAAATCGGAATTCGTAGAAGTTCTATCAGGTAAAGATGAGCAACTAAATGAAGGTTACTCTCATTTTACTAAAACACAAATGAAAAACTTGATTGCTTATTATGATAAGTTGATCGGGGCAATCAATTCATACAATGTCCTAAAGATTAAAACAAGGGCAAAAAGGGCACGTAAGCCAGTATCAATTGACAAACTTGTTTCTAAATTAAAATATATGCGAAAATTTGAAGATGAAGCAAACAACTTAAAGTTGGAAAGTGTTCATCCTAAAGACTTGCATCTTAAAAAAGAAGCCTGGGTCTATGACACGGCAAAGCGTAAGTTGCATCACTATGTTGCAGACTCACTAGGCGGAGAACTGTTTATCAAAGGTAACACACTGTGTGGTTTTGACAAGTCTGCTAGTCAGATCAAAACACTCAGAAAACCGGGCGAACAAATCAAAGAGGTCATGGGTAGTAAGCCTGCGGCACGACAGTATTTCGACAAGATCAAAGCAGTAGCAGTGCAACCAAACGGTCGTTTCAACGACAAAATGATTATTTTGAAGGCATTTTAACATGAAAAATTATATGGTGATTGCAGGTTGCTCTCACTCATCTGGGTCTGAGATCGATGGTACACTAGACAGCAAATACAACCGAGAACATAGTTTCGGTAATCTGTTTGCTCAAAAGATGGGATATATTCCTATCAATATTGCAACACCGGGCGCTACTAATCAGTTAGTAGCTAGACATATCTTAAGATGGTTTGCTGAAAACAAAGATATCGTTAACAACAAAACTAACAACGTAGCACTGTTAGTAAACTGGACTGAGAGTATCAGAGTCGAAGCTCCGTTTGAGTTTCCAGCCGATACTTCATTTCCTTCTGCTGACTGGCAAGTAGATCAAGAACAATTTATTCAGATCAATCCTGGTTACACAGGATATTCTGCTAGGGAAAAAGAAAAGCAAGAACGTTATCATAGGTTCATTGCACATGAAGTACCCTTCTGCGAGATATTGAGTCTACAAATGATATTGATGATTCAATATTTTTGTCAAGCAAATAATTATAGGTATTTTATGTCCAGTGCTGGATACGTTTTCACAGAAGAAAACTTGCCTTGGACTAGGCATTATATGAGATTGGTGAACGACAAACATTATTATAATTTCCGCACCAAAGAAGATGCTTTCTACGAGAAATTTAAATTACGTGGACACGTGAACCACAAAGCAAAATATGGTCATCATGATGAGGCTGCACACAAAGCACACGCAGATGATCTTTACAACTACTTTAAGAGGAAAGGGGTATGAACTTTGATCATCTGAAAGAACAACGAATACCATATGGTACTCATCTAGCAAGAGTATTTAAAGCATCAGCTAAACTACTTTGGTTAGCGGTAGCAGGATTTATTCACGGTCTTTTTCCTTTTGTGTTTGTAAACACAGTAACAACGGGAATCAAAGAAGTACAACGTGATCTTTTTAGGAGACCCCGTCCGACGGGCCGTCCCCGTAAACAGACTAAATAACTATATGATATTAGAAAAATTTTTTAACAAAACTACAAAAAAGAAGGGTGAGTTCTGGGCCAAATTGTATGTAAAATGCGGTTTGGGTGAACCTACAGAAAAATTTAAAAAGAAACTAAAGAAGCAAGTCGATTCAGTTCCTGATAAATAGACTTATTAAGGAAAACTTTTATGGCTTCTGATATTCTTGCAGTACCTAACAATCTGAATCTAGAACAACTCAAAGAAGAAATGTTTGATAACATTCGTTTCAGATTGGGCGACGGTATTATCGATCTAGAACTAGACCCTGAGCATTACGAACAGGCTTATATCTATACGATAAAGACCTATAGGCAACGTGCTGAGAATGCAGTCCAAGAAACTTATACTCTGTTGACTATCGACAAAAACGTAGACACTTACACCCTACCTAGTGAGTTTATTAACGTAAGACAAGTATTCAGAAGAACAATCGGCTTAGAGACAGGTCCAGCCGCAAGTTCGTTTGATCCATTCTCAAGTGCGATCTTAAACACTTATTTGTTAAACTACAACTATGCAGGTGGCATGGCGACATATGATTTCTATGCAGGATACGTAGAGCTAGCCGCTAGAATGTTTGGTGGCTTTGTTATCTATACGTTTGATCCAGTCACTAAACAGATTAGATTCGTAAGAGACTTTAAAGGCTCAGGCGAACAAGTTCTAATCTGGGCAGATATTCAACGTCCAGAAACTTCATTGTTACAAGATCCGGGTATCTCTCCCTGGCTATATGATTTTTGTCTAGCAGTCTTAAAAGGCATCATGGGTGAAGCACGTGAAAAATTCTCAACTATTGCAGGACCCGGCGGCGGTACTGCACTTAACGGCGCGGCAATGAAGGCAGAATCTAAAGCAGAGCAAGAACGATTGCTGACAGACTTGAAGAACTACGTAGATTACTCACAACCTCTGACTTGGATCCAAGGTTAATTCTTAATGATAGATATCAGAAGTATCTGGTTTCACGACAATATCTGGGCTTTAGCAATCGAATGTTCTACACCCGGAGACAAGTTGCCGTTTTTTAGAGGTCATATCGATACAGAGATCGATAATAATGTACTAAATCAAATAGAACATTTGATCATAGGAATCGCTCTCTATGAGCCTCAACTTAAGGGTGATTATACACCTTGGTTAGAAGACTGTTTAAAGTTCTGTAAAGAAAGTAACATGTTTCCTAATCTAAAATCAGTTCATGTGTTATATGAAACTGCATCTATAAAATTCTCAAAGCTAACAGATTACTATCCTATATATGGATCTAGGGTAAGATTTTTCTTATTAAGATCAGACGACACTGAGAAAAAATCTATAGGTATAGATCATTCAAAACAGTGGAGTTTTAATAGGAATAAAAAAGCACTTTGGATGCTAGGAGATATTACTAATAGACCTCATAAATTTCCTCTGCTGTATAAATTTTTCGTTGAAGACGAGATGGACCGTCTTGATTATTCGTTAACTTATGTCTTGAATGCATGTCAACCTAATCAATTTCAAGAAGAAACTTACAGCATGTTACTAGATTGGATGAACGGATTATATGATCTAGATTTAGACTTAGCTAAGATGAAAGAATTATATTTTAAATTTGCTAGATCATTCGAGGGCGACCAGTTTGGAGAAATGGCTTTAAAAAAATTACATGCGTTTGATCTTGCTAATTATGTTTTCCCTCCTCAATACAATAATGCAAGTCTTATCATAAATCCAGAAACATGGTGGAGACATCCAGCTCAAGGTGTTTATCCAGAAGATAATATGGTCTTTCCGGTAACTGAAAAAACTTGGAAACCTATCGCAGTGAAAAAACCATTCATAGGTATAAGTGTGCAGGATACGTTCGAAAAGACATTAGAATCACTAGGATTCAGAACCTTTAGAAAGTACACTTGTCACCCTGAATTAGTAGATTTTGGTGAGGGTTATATCGCAGAAGATTTAGAAAAATACATCAATGTTGCATATGAGCGGGTGACCAGTTTCTTAGACTGTTGCGATGAACATCAAGATGAAATATGGCAAGACATTGAACATAATCACAACCAATGGAAAATAGTGCTAGAACGTGAATGGGATTTATTATTT